ACTTCTGGATCGCCAGAATGCGGGTGTGTCGGCGCAGCTTCGAGTTTCTCCAGACGCTTGGAGATCTCATCGAGTTTCGCTGTCGCCTTGTCGTTGTTTTTCTGTGAAGCGGCCAACGCCTCGGCAAACGACTCACGCATCTTCGCTACGACACTCTCCGAAACCTCGGCGACGAGATCCTCATTCGTCTTCACCGGCTCGGCAACGTCGGCAATTTTGGCGACCACGGTATCCGGGGTCGGCGTCTGGGGGGTTTCAACGGTTTCTTTAATTTCCTCGCCCATGGTCTTTCCTTTCGTGATCGAGACGGGTTCGGAGATAACCTCACTGAGAAACCCCGTCATTTCCTTGGCTATACTGTCAATCGACAGTTGCAACGTTTGAACCTGTTCGGCCAATCCCTGCAACTTCTTCAAACGACTCGTCGAAATCTTCGCGCCAGCCTTTTCGATATTATCGTCGGTTTGCTCATCATCGGCAACAGCTTTCGATTTGGAGACGTCGTCGTTTTCCAAATAGTTGGCCGAGAGTCGTCGCATTGAATAAGCAATATCACTCAAACTGCTCAAGTCGTAGGAAATCTGATAAATGCCATATGAAAGACGTTCGAGAGAGTCGGTGGAGTCATCGTCGATAGTCGCCGAAAGCCCGACGACCTTTTCGGAAACACCTACCAGAATTTTCGTAATCGAATCGCGGAGGTTGGTCGAAAGCACCGACTTTTCAATCGCCGTCCAACTCGCGGCATCGGCGACGACCGACTTGGTGATCGTGATGTTTCTGTCGAGTAAAGACAAAAGTTCATCGCGAATTTTGAAAATTTCACCGGCGATGGAAGCCGAAACGTCCGAGACGGTCTCGTCGATCGTCACGTCGCTAATCGACTTAGTAACGAAAGTGATCCGCGAGTAGAGGTTGTCAAGGTGAGACTTAGCCAACCGACGAACCTTGAAGGGAAGCTTAGTTTCCTCGACGTCCTTGGACTTGATCACCATGAACGGATCGCCAACAGCACCCTCGTCAACCAACGAAATCCGGTCGGGACGAAAATCTGTTAGTTCTTCTTTCGGCTTTGCTTTGTCCGTATGCTCCATTTCATTCCTCATCTACAAGCAATTCTAGCCGACACGACAAAAAAAGTCACGCGACATCTTCTAACGGTTTGAGTTTCCCGAGTCCTTCCGGCGACCAGCCGGTGAACTTTCCGTTTTTGATATCTTCCCAAAGTCCATCATGCAAGATTCTAGCCCAAAGAAGCCAGGTATCTTTTGGATATGTCACTTTATCACGTTGTCTCGACAGATGTGTATCAGCCGCCAAATCGACTTCAACCTTAAAGGTCATCTTTTTGTCGGTCACGTAATTCTGAATGATCTTAATCGCGTTCTCTATCAATGTGTCTCGGTGCATCAGATTGATACCGTGCTTATTGTCCGTAAGGTAATTTTCCATGAAATAATACGCGGCGGCTCTAACAGTCTCGCCCTTGTATACCGTCCCATGATAATCAGCCACTCCAGGAATAAGTACCGCAGCTCCAACAATACGTTCTTCGTCTTTTCGTTTGATGATCCGGGTTACTGCAAACGTTTGCAGTAACGATTGGTAACGTTTGACGATTGGTCCTCCGACGGTTTCTTCTACCCGAAAGAACGTTTTGGTAAAAAGTCCATCATCGGAAGTCAGGCTGAACGAAAGTTCGTCATCAACGAAATCAACTTCTGCCGTGCCTTTGGAGATCAATCTACCGACGCCTGGAACGTTATCAAAAATAGCGACCGGCGATGGAACGTGGAGCAACGGCGAATATGCAAGATCTAAAGTTCTGATCTTCCCGAGTTCGAGTTCATATTTTCCAACCCGGGTAAAATACAATCGAAAGTAAGATTTTTCCACGATTAGCCTCGAAGTGAATTGGTCAACGCGATAATATGATTCTTGATCTCGACATCCATTTTATCATTATTCGCGACCAGTGACAGAAGTTGAATTATTTCGTCATCCCTAGATTTCTTCACATTCGGATTGGCAGTCGATTCCTGTGCAATCTGGAAAAGCCGTGCCTGTTCGCGAAGTTTCGTAAGACTAAACGGAATGTCCGGTTCGATGGACGAATCAGGCTCTGACAAATCCATGTTCATGACATCTTCAACAATTTTTCTAGAGACCCTTGGCGACAATCCTCCGCTTCCTTCGGCGGTCGCCAGAAGTTGAGTCAACTCGAAGCCGTCTGTGAGTTCGGGAGAATTGGACTTAAGGACGACGTAGGCTTTCCGAAGCCTGGCGATAATTGTTGTCGTCCAGAGTTCATCGATGTCCAGCCGTTCTGGAACGAACACCTGTTGTTCAGCAACGAGTTTCGACGCGGTAGCCGTGGCTTTGGTGTAGTCTTCGCTAGCTCCGACCATCAACGGAGGAAGTCGCCACGAACGACGAATACGAGCATCACAGAGTGGAATGTATTCCTTAAACATCGCATCGTCATGCTGATCTTTCGCTAGATGCTCGAGTTGCATTTTCATCGAGCCTGGATCTTTCATCCCTTCACCGATAGGCTCGGCTTCGATGATGACGATACGTGAGTAGTTACGGTCGCCTTGGATTCGTTTCTCGAAGAACTCTTGGAGTTTATCGAGCGAACCTTCCGTTATCGCGACGTTGGTAGCGAGAAGTGCAAGTGCTGGAATCTGGTTGTTGTCGAGTGAGACATAGTTGATCTCTTCGGCGCCTCGGGAACCGTACACCGATAGGGTTGCCCCATACCATCTTGGTTTCCCGTAAGGAGTACCAGACGCGTAGATTCGTTTGAAGATGATCTCATGAGCTTCTTCGTCTTCAAGATTTTGGTTTTCTTCGCTAATCACACGGCCGTCGCGTTTTGAAATACGTCTTGGGTCATTCCATTCTTTGAACCAAACTTGACTGTCGTTGACACTGTTAAGTTGAACGAAACGCCGGAAGCGTTTCGAGGCATACATATCCTCGATCGTCCAATCTTCGTCGGTTGGACCTTTGATAGCTCTGGGAACTCGGTAAGTAGTAAATTCGTAATCCGGGTTCGTGATCCGCATGGTCCACGACGGAACATGCTTAAGTCCTGCCGGGTGTAACGGTTCGTTACTACGTCCCAGAACTTCAACATAGAACATTCCAGAAATTTCAAGGTCGTCGCGGGAACGTGATCGTAGTTCGCGGAACGATCCTATTTCCTGATCGAGTACACAATTGTTGAAGAAGTTTTCAACCTCGGCGAGTTCCGCTTTGATATTCGCTGGAAGGTCTTCATTCCGAATCCCGGTTTTCGGACGAGCCTCAATGCGCCAGCCGGTTCGTTCAATGTTGACTTTCATCGCGTCAACATCGGGACCAATCTCACTACTCAGATCACGAATCTGCGTGAAGACCGAACAATCAATCGGCGGGTTGATGATTCCGAGTGGTGCCGACGTGGTGTTGTAATAACCGAAAAACGGATCAATTTCGTTGGTATTGGACGATTCGGATGCGTCTTCTTTGCCCTTCTTCACATTGAACGTTTTGATCTTGAGGATTGATTTCAACTTATCGCTTGAACGATTATCCATGTGTCTCCACCTTACCCCCGGCTTAGAATACCAAATTTTTTGGGTTTACTGCAAACGTTTGCAGCAGCCTAGATCAACAACTTCGCGTCACGTTTCGGGTCACGCGGTCGTCGGCGTCTTCCGCCACGCACCGCGCCCCAAACAGCAAAGTACAAAGCGTCAAAAATGTCTTTGTGTTTCACGTTAGGAAATCCAGCGAGTTGCTTCTCAAGTTTCGCCGAACGGTTTTTACGGTGAAACATCTTGCGGAGTTTGTAATACGTTTGCAACGCAGTGGCACGAGTAATCTTATCCTTGGTAGTCACCAGGGGGAACGAACGAACTTCGGGGAAATGTTTGGCCACGCTTTGTTGAAGCGCGGCTTGGTAGGCGTTGGCTTCGATGTAGGTTCGAATCGGATCCCAAGCCTCGAAGTTAGCCAAGATGAGTTCAAGTTGTTTGTCGAAGTCGAATTTCCCCGAAAGATAGTCGAGGATGTAAACGTAGAACGTCGCTGGTTCAATGCCAACTGTAACAATCGCAAATTCGTCAGCTTGGTCCGATTCGGAAATGGCAAGGTCAACTCCAGTCCACACCCGAAGTCCGTGATCGTTCACCAATTTTTCCGGTGGCTCGGTATAAGATTGGAAATATTCTTCCTCGAAGTAATCACCACGGAGAATCTCGATTCGGTTTTGGTATTGTGACTCGAAATCACCCTGTGACATACCAGATCGGCGTTCACAAAGTTCTTTGGCAGAAAACCCAATCGGATCCCAAACCGTTCCTCGTTCAGGAATCTCGAACGAACCATCTTCCTTTTCAATCAAGTCAACTGGCTCTCCAGTAACTTTATCGAAAACCCCAGGGAAAATAATGAACGAGTTCCGAAATGAACGATCTTTATCTTGAAGATGACTGTACAAGTCCTCCGGATGGTACTTCGTTCCGAGCACCCAAAGTTCACCACCTGGTTTCAAACACGGCATCAAGGACTTGTAGAAAAATTTACGAATTGTATCTCGTTGTAGTTCAGTCTTCGAATTTTTTTCTTCGACTAGATCATCGCCAAAAATTATATCGAAATGCTTAGAGACAACAGAGCCATCAGCTCCGGCAACGTGAACCGAATGCTCCTTTTGTCCAGGCTCCCGTCCTTTGATGTCAATACGCTTTTCATCCCATTTATTGCCACGCATGTCCCCGAAGACGTCTATCATCTGCGGCTTTTCAAAATTGCCTTTGATTGCTGATAAGAACGCCATGGCTTGTTCCATGGTCCGAGAACCAATTAGCACCGAGATATTCTGATCCTGGAGTAGTCGAAGAATACAGTAGCAGGTATTACAGATTGTCGATTTTCCCGAACCGCGAGGCGCGAGTAAGAATCCCCGGGTGCCGCCGCGTAGGCGAATTCGTCTGATATACTCGGCATAGGCGGCATGATGTGGACGAAGATCATAGCCAAGTAGTTTGACTAAAATGTCCAGACGAGAATTGACAAGAATCAAACGACGCAGAGTTTCCTTTTGAAACTCATCTGTCTCGATAATGGTTTGAATGAGCCTATCACGGTCGGTAATCGAAATTGAGTTCGGATCAAGTAAACTCAGGTAGTTTTCCGTGAGAATGTTGTAGTTCTTTTTCCGCCTCCAATCGGCCGAACCTTGCATATGATTGGGTGTGGAGAAAACTCTCTCACTTGGTAGCATTGAAGATCTCGTCGTATTCTGCATCTTGTACCATGGCGGCTCGATCGAATTCAGATTTTCCAGATACTTCGGAAAGTGCTTGCTCCACAATCATAGCATGTGGTCCAGTTAGTTTACGCGAATCAGCACTGATAACCTCACTGAAAAATCGAAGCCGTTCTTTGTAAAGGTTAGCAAGTTCCTGGGTAGGCATAACCGCCAAATTCAAATCACCAAGAACTCGAACATCCTTGGCGCGTTTGTCGATGATTCCAAGATCCTGTCCAATTTTTATCATATCAGCAAGAATCTGCGCTTTGACCTTGATCGCCCCGATCATCTTAGCGTCGTTATAATTTTCTGCTATGAATTTATCCAGGTATCGAAGACTCAACTCGTTTCGTAACATCAAAATGTAGTACCGCTGCGCAGTTGACATCGATGTAAGTTTGGCCCCCTCGGTTTCGAGGAGTTCTTGTTCCATCTTGTCATACTGTCCGCCATTGATTCCGAGTTCGGACAGGACATAAAGTTTAGAACGGTTCTCTGCCATGTAGATTTGAAAATATTGTAGGGCTTTCGTAGTCCACGACGAACGCATGTGGTCGGACATATTCGTGTGGACAGAGATCAGTTTGTCGTAGCGCACCAAATCAGGGAGTTCGTCGAACCCGGCTGGCTTGCGAACCATCTGCTCAGGGCTGAAAGTATAACCACGTTTCGATTTTTTCTCGATGGCCATCGTAGAAATTATGCGCGACGGACATAATACAAGACGTGAACAAAACATGTACAATCTGCAAATGCGATTACTACGTATCAATAAACGGATTTACCATGTGTCAAACATGCGCTGAAAAATATTCAACCTTACACGCCGAATTGACTAAAAAAATGAATAGAAGTCTTTGTCTCTACGTCCATTTAGAACAACAAAATTTTCAAGCTAGGAAACGACAAATAAACCTCTTCGCCGTCGAGGAAGGTAAATGAAAATACGTCGAACCAAGAACAACGCACCGCCAGTTACTTGGGCGTTTCGTCAAAACACCGACGCCAGCCGAAACAAATGCGATGGCGATCCAAATTCCAAAGATTTACAGAACCGGGAGAAGTGTAAAAACTTCAACGGACCACTCTGTCCGCGTCATAGTTTGATGGCGATACAAGAACGGGAGATGATCGCTGTCCGGTGTATCTTCCACAACCTCACCATGACATGAAACCGCCATTCTTAGAAGTTACTGCAAACGTTTGCAGTGACCAGCCCAGCATAATTCAACCATGCAGACACAGCCCTGGACCAGGGCCGAAGCCATGGCAATAATGGAGTTCGAGCCCGGCGATAATCCAAGCCCAGAAGAAGTAAGGAAGAAATTTAAAGAACTGGCGCGGAAATACCACCCGGACGTCAACCAAAATCAAGACACGAAGTTCAAAGAAGTACACCAGGCGTTCAACCGGCTGGTTACTTTAGGTCAAGTACCAAAACTGTCTGTAGAGACCGTCGCGGACATTGTGTTCGGACGGAGTAACATCATAAAGAAAGCGAGGAATGGAAGTGTTAGATGATAGGAAGAAAGATCCGCGTGTCGGACGAGCAGAATGTATTCGCGGTAAGTGTTTCGATTGCACGGCTGGATTTGCCGATGGTCGTTACGATTGCGAACACTTTGATTGCCCGGCATACGTGCGTATGCCTTATCGCCGAGGTGTACCACGAATAAGTTGGATGCTTGGTGCGTGGAGTAGCAAATATCGAAACCGATGTGAAGCGCATGGAATGAGCATCGTCGAATACGTTCAGACTTTTATGATACGTAATGGACGAATAATTATTCCAACACCAGATATAATGCGCGCCAAGTGTTTTCGTTGTTGTGCTGACTATCGACAAGGAAACGAAAAAGGGCGTGTCGATTGCGGTGTTGTCGGTTGTCCATACTATTTTTACACTCCATATCGAACCGAACGCCCAAACTACGATTGGTTATTTGACAGCGGACACACAAGAAAACACACCAACAAAAAGATTCTACTTGGAATCTCTCGCGAAGAGTACGTCGAACAGTTCTTTGGAAAGAACGCGGAGGAAGACGATGGAGAAGTTGACGATTCTACAGATTCTCAATAATTGGTTCGCTACCAAGTTGTACAATCTAGTTCTATGGTTGAATAAAATCAGCAAATACGCTAACAGACAGGCAGACAAGCACGAACGATACGGAC